GTGACCTGCGGCGGTTGCCACAACCACCGCATCGGCCTGTACGACGCGTTCCTGATCAAGGAAAACCACATTGCCGCCAGCGGTGGCATCGCGCAGGCAATTGCTGCCGCACACAAGATCGCCCCGGGCAAACCGGTGGAGATCGAAGTGGAAAGTCTGGATGAGCTGAAGGCAGCTCTTGCGGCGGGCGCCGACATCATCATGCTCGACGAACTGAGCCTGGATGACATGCGCGAAGCCGTACGCCTGAACGCCGGCAAAGCCAAACTGGAGGCCAGCGGCGGGATCAACGAAAGCACGCTGCTGCCAATCGCCGAGACCGGCGTGGATTACATCTCGATTGGTGCAATGACCAAGGATGTGAAGGCGGTGGATCTGTCGATGCGACTGAGCCTTTGACAGCAGCCGCAAGTCACTAGCTTCAAGCTGCAAGCCAAAGCGGGTGCGCTTTGACTTGTAGCTTACGGCTTGGAGCCAGTAGCTCTCGTCAAACGACGAGATTGTTCATCTCGCAATACTCGTCCCACTCGACACCCAAAACTTCGGCTGCTTCCTTGTGCAGCACAAGACGCTGAGCCTCGAATGCCTCTGGAGTGCTGGTGTACTTGAGCGTCAGCTCCCACGGCTGCAAGCCCTGAGCTTCGGCTTCGTCTTCGAAAGCCCACTGGATCTGGTCTTTTTGATCATCAGGACTCAAGTCCCTGATCTCTTCCAGCAGTTGTGGCGTGTCGAGTTTGTATTTCTCGAGCGCTTGTTCGTGACGTTGCTCTTGAGTCAATTCGGTCATGGCGTTCTCGCTGATCGTAAGAATGGAGGATGGATCTGGATCATCAAGGATCTCTCTGACGCGGATTTTTCCGGCCTTCGGAACCATTCGGGATCATCTGAAAACTGCTGGGCGATGCACATTATGCAAACCCGAATATAGGACGTTTGCGTGACTAATTACACGGCTCTTTACATCTCTCGCACAAAAAGTTGACCTGCGGAACATAACGCCCGATCTCGAGTCATAGCGATGTGCCACTTCCGCACAGTCTCCGCTGTTCACAAGGAAACCCAGTGATGCGCAGCATTTCGAACATCTTCTCCGTTATTTCCTCCACTGCCCTGTTCGTTGTTCTGGCGCTACCCGCAAGCGCGATGGCGGCTGAACTGAGCAATAGCAGCCCGTCCTATGGCGATAAAGTTTTGCTGATCCATAACGACTATGGCAAAGAGGTCATCATCAAGGGCGACTTGAGCAATGATGAACTGAAAAAGTTGCGCGATACCGTCAGCGAACAAACGCGCCAGATCGAAGAACTCAAACGTAGCAGCGGTTCGAATTCAAGTTCCAGCAGCAAGGAAATCGATGACCTGCAAAACAAGGTCAAGGACCAGGATCGCAAACTTGAAACGCTCGGCCGTCAAGTGGAAGACCTCAAGCGCAACAGCGGGTCGAGCTCCAACTCGAACAGCGGCGAGATCTCGAATCTGAAGCAGAAGATCAGCGATCAGGATCGGGCGATGGATCAGCTCAAACGAACCGTCGAGGATTTGAGCCGCAAGGTGAAATAACGGAAATGGTGCCCGAGACAGGAACCGTATCTAGGTGAAATATCCGTGTATTTGTTGGAAAACTTACGAACCAACGATAGCCAGTGTACTAGCCAATGTACTTTTCCGGTTTCGCTGGACGGGTTCCCCCGTCACTTTCCAAGCCCATCGAAGGCCTGTTCACAGGTTACTCCACGGGCGTGGCTTTGATCAGCAAATTTTGCCAGTTCACCCGCTCGCTGGTCAGCGCGCTTGAGCACGTCGGCAAACACCATAACGGCACGGGTAGCTGCCGCGCTTGCTGCGGTAGTGCAGGAATTGCTGCCGGCTTGGCTGGCTGCGAGTCGAGCGGCAAGGTTGTCGGCCGTTCCGCGCAGGCGGTCAGCAGCAGCGCGAGCAGTGGAAGCATCAGTAGTGGCTTGATCGATGATCTGTTGTCCATCTTGAATCGCCTTGTTGATTGACTGTTGACGGGCCTGCTCTTTGGTGCGCTCAGCGACCTCATTGGTAGCTATCGCGGTGGCGTCTCGGGTGTCGCGAGCATTCCACTCGACCTGCCATTTTGCATCCGTGACAGTCTCCCCATGGTGATAGGCACCGAACAGCGCGACCGCCACCAGCAGCACAGCAGCTGTATAAGGAAGGATTCGTAGCCAGATGTTCATGCGAGCACCTCTAGCGCCTTGGCGTACAGTGCAGCGCGATCATCGGCACCATTTGGCACACGCCCGCGCCGACCAGTGTTGATAATGCTGCCGATGTTTGCGTTGTCGCCGGCATCCGCCAAGGTGTTCAACCCATTGGTGGCCCAGAACCAAGCCGCCGACATACAGGCATGCTGCGGCTGTTCCAACAGTTCAGGGTGATTCATCAGGTCCAGGCCGAGGGCTTCACCGCACTTGGCATAGTTCGCCCGACCAGTCACCTGGATCAGGCCACGGCCACAGTACTTCCTGCCGTCGCCGGCAACAGTGTTGCCAAGGTCCTTGCGGCCTTCATAGCCACGCTGAGCCGCAGTCGGCCCCCAAATCTCCCGCACGTAACGCAGCTGGCCAGACTCATGACCAATCTGGGCAACGAAGGCTGCGGCGCGCTTCGGTCCGACGATCTGGTAGTGCTGCATGGCGGTGTTCAACGCGGAAACAAAAACGCCCGCTTGGCTGCGGGCGTTCGGGAGGATCTGCAGCAATTGCTGCTGAGTGATAGGCATGGCTTTCTCCAGCATGATCACGCACAGGCTTCCCCCGTGCGATAAAACCACGCATAGTTGGCATTAACGTCATTGAAATTACTGACAAATCTGTCTGTCGGCTAAGCCGTTCGGTACGGATACCAAGGAGTCAAACGTGGATAGACCTGAAATCTATGAAAGGCTGAACGGCGCCGCAGCTGAAGGGGGAGATATTTTCGCCGTGCTCCGGGAGTTCCCCGTTGATGTTGTTGGTGATGTGATGCTCGATATACCAGAAGAGTATGTACATGCCCGCAAAGCAATACCGAGAATGGCTGACGATGCAACCCAGGATCTCTGGACTGGCAGCCACGGTCACGGCCTACTATTTCAAAGTTGTGCATTCACAAAAGCTATCGAACTCGGCTTTTTGAAGCACACCGGCCAGGACTTACGTGGAAAAAAGATATTGGATTACGGTTGCGGATGGGGGCGCCTCATCAGGTTGATGTATGCATTTTCTCCACCCGAAAAAATATTTGGATGCGACCCTTGGGACCGATCGATCAAGCTGTGCAAAGAAACTGGAATTAGCGCGAACCTTGAAATCTGCGACTATTTTCCTACGTCTGTTCCTTTTTCAGAAAAATCTTTCGATCTAGTTTACGCGTTCAGTGTATTTACTCACCTATCGGAAGAGACCGCCGCAACCGTTCTTTCAGCGATCCATAAATCAATATCCGCTGACGGTATTCTGGCTATTACGATCAGACCGGCAAGCTATTGGTACGTGCACCAATACGGCGATATGCCGATCGACATCGACAAGATGCGGGCGCTACACAAAAGCGACCAGTATGCTTTTGTCCCTCACAATTCATCAAAAGTAGAACGTCCTAATGACTCGACGGGTGTTAAACCATACGGGGATGCATCCTTCTCACTCGGGTATATAAACCGCGAATGGCGAGATTGGACCGTGGTCGGAACTGATGTTTCCCTTCTCGACCCATACCAAACCATTGTTTTTTTGAAGGCGCTGAAAGCTTAGCGCAAGTTAATAATGGCTCAGCTTAAGCGATACTTGCGCTGAGCCCGCAAATCAAGACGGTTGTGCTGGCCAGGTCTGATTATTAACAGTCAAATCAACCGCTTGAACAGCTCTATAGTAATCCTGCCACAGCTCTGCCAAAGTAGTTTCATCATTAGTCGCATTACCAAGTTGAAGGAATAACAGAAGCGGGGTCATTACTTGTGACGCATATGCGAGCAATGAAGTTTGGGTGGCAGTGTTCACTGTTAGTATTTCTTCTTCCGTCGGCGGCGTTTCGAGCGGACAGGTAAATATGCCATCCGAATATTTCCATCCATGTGATGCAACATCAGACTCAACTGCGATATATCCTTCGCCCGGACTCCACTCAGTTATACCATCCCAAACGGCGACCCCCTCAACTATCCCCGTTGCCGAATCTACTATCGCATAGTTACCCATCATGCATACTCCCAAACAATAACAACGCCGGGCGCACCATTGCCACCAGCAACTGCGGCAGATGACGGGATGAGAGAGCCGCCGCCACCACCAGCGCCATAGCCAGTGCCAATATTGCCTATCGCACCTTGCGATGGGCTGCCGCCACCACCGTAAATCGTCGATCCTCCAAATCCTGAGCACGGGGTTCCGGAGAGCAGTCCATAGCCGCCACTCATCCCGGTATAATTCGCAAGATTGCCGAGTGTCGGGAGACTGCTTCGCCCTGGGGGCACGTTAGAGCCTGTTGTGGTCGTGCTCACTGCTGACGATCCAGCACCGCCAGGCCCACCGCCGGAAATCAAAAGAGCGCCAAATGAGCTAGCCGATCCAGCAATACCGCCATTATTACCCGCAGCGCCGCCTGCGCCTGCTGATCCAACCGTAATAGTCACTGGAAAGGTTATCGCAGAAGTAAGCAGTTTTGATTTGCAAAATGCACCAGCACTTCCGCCGCTCCCGGCAGCCGCTTGAGCCGCCGCCGTAGTCGCTGCCCCGCCACCGCCACCGCCACCACCTTGTACCTCAACCAAAATGTTTGTTGTCCCAGCGGTAGGCGTGTAGGTGCCGCTTGAGGTGAACACCTGAATGTTGATGAATCGGCCTTTCACAGCACTTTTTAGGCTAGCTAATATAGTGGTGATAGTGCCGTCATCCAGAACATCTAAACCAGTGTTATCGACAATCATCTGTGCCAATGCGGCCGACATTATCGATGCTTGACGCCATACTTTATTCAGCTGTGCAGAGTTTGCCGTTCCAGAGGAAAACCCAGTAGTTCGCGCTAAAAGTGCTGAGTAAGCTGCCTGAGTCATTACGTTGGCGCCCACGGCACCGCCGAACAGAAGAAAATCATTCGTTGCCATATATACCCCGACTATTGGTAAATCGCGCCCCAGCTTCCTTGGTCGAAACCGGCGACATATTGGTTAGTGACGTCAAACCCGAACAGTGGGCCGTCGCCGGTCGGGACGATGTAGTAATCGACGCCAACGCTTTGCGGCTTTATTGGGATGTATCCGCCGGTAAGTAGAGCCAGCTCAAGTGCAGAAGGCGACACACCGGCAACGCCGATGGTCATGGTCATGTCTTGGTTATCTTGTATGAAAACCAGAGAATCACCTGAAAAGACCAAGTCCAGAATTGCTTTGGACTGTTCCATGGTTCCGTCCCAGTGATTTGCGCCGATCTTCGCGCGTATCAGGGTTCGATACGTCTCATCATCTAGGATGGTGATGCCGCTGTTCGGATCGAACGGCCCCTGCCATGCCCCTTGATCAAAGCCCAGTCCTTCGGTATCCAACGAGAAATAAACGCCGGCAAGCGGAGTGCTCACCCTTCTGGATATACCGACCCACAGACCGACGTCATCCAGTTGAGAGCCCACGGCACTATCAAGATCAAAATCTTCAGGTAGTCCAGCGGCTACGACGTTCGTATCAAGAAAACATTGCGACACCGACTCGACCATCTGCATGAACTTCGGTTTGTCGGAATGTTCACTGGTGATTTTTCCGGTGTAGTCCTTGATGTCAGCCATATCAGGTCACCGTAAGAACAATAGACGCCGGCGTGCAGGTAGCGGCCTGATTGAATGTCAGCGGCACGTCAGGTGCCCCCGCACCACCTGGCCCGGTCAATGTCATGGCAGTCAGCTTGAATGTGGTGCTACCCGGAATGCTGTTTGCAGCGGTCAGAGCATCTGCCCATTCGACGGTCCCGCTCAGTCCGCCCCCTATATCCACCTGATTCACATAGTCAGAAACGGCCTGTTGCAGAGCTGCTCCTGTCGCCGATGTGTATCCGGCCAGAGCTTTTAATGAAACCGCCACGGTGATGGCGCGATAGGTTGGCCGGAAGAATTTGATGATGACCGGCATATCGTAAACATTGGTGGTGGTGATTGATGTAGTTCCGTATGTGCCGCCCCCTGGCCCTTTTTTCGAAGCTATCGCTGCCGCGATGCTGTTCGCGTCGCCACCCTCAACCACAATCGCCAGACTGTTGCCGGGGATACCATTGGAGTCGGTGACTTTCGTGTCATTGTCGACAGCGAAGTAGCGGGTTACCCCGTCAACGTTTGCGACAGCACCAATTGTCCCTTCCAGAACTGTTCTCGATGGAAGTGCCGTCGAGGTTTTCTGTTTTGCGCGAAGCTTGGGATCAGTCTCAACCGGTGCACCTGGCGTAGCATCCGAAAGATTTGTAACGCTTTGCCAGCCCCTGGTAACTGTCGATATCTTGTTTATTTGCCCTGCACTGGCAGAAATTGAGCCGAGGGACGCGCAAGTAGCCGTCTCGATGATTTCGCCTGAAGGCGGAATAACCACAGAGGTAGGGAGCGCCCACTTATTACCGTTTTGGTCCTCAGCAAAACCGTTGGTGATCGTCGTTCCGGCCTGACCAATAATCTTCAGATCTGCCTGAGAGTTGGTCGCCACGGCGCGGCTGATGCCGTTGATCTTCACGTTGCTGGACAGCGCGGCGTTCTGTGCGGTTGCCGGCGAGAACGAAAGATAGGAGGCAATCGTTGCGGAGTTGGCATCACTGATGGCCAGTGCGATCACACTGATAAATTGACCGTCTTGCGAGTCAGGCTCAAGGTAAACGTCATCACCGTAGATCGATCGATACTTCGATTGAAGAAAGGCTAGAACTTCAGCATAGGTAGGCGCCGTGATGCCGGTCGCGGTAATGGTCGGTGCAGTTGGAGAGGCCATTTAGGGATTCCCGGTAATAGTCGTCTGGCCGTAGACCGTGGTGACTTCGGCTGTTGGCGTGAACTTTCGGGTTTCTGGATCAAAGCCGCTGTCGTAGCTGTCGAGCTGGACAACCCCTTGCGTGCCAAGTATCCGTTTCTGAACGGCGGAGTCACGAGTAGCAATGGTTCGCTCTCCAAGCACTTCCGTCTTCCACGGCATCCCTTCTGTTTTGTCCAGAAACCATTCGCCCTGATCCAGTTTCAACCTGGTACTGATGGCCTGGGCTACCGCTTCGGGTGAATCACGCAAAAAGTCGGCCTGCTGGTGTCCAAAGGTGTAGTCGCCATTGGCGTCGAGTTTTCGATAGCGCACATCAACCTCCTTTCACTGTGGTGGTCATGTGGGCGCTGGTGATCGGCTGATTAGGCACGCCGGCACCGGCTGACGCGTGGGTATGGCTGTTGAACAGCGCCTGAAACGCCTCGGTGATGAACTTCTGCAGAGTCTGTCCGGCGGCCGCAAGATTGATGACCGGAGCCGTTACATTCGCCGATGCGGTCGAGGTGACGTTGATCGGCGCCGTCGTGGTGATGTTGATGGCATGTGTACTCGAATCGACCTCGACAAAGGCTGCGCCGTCATCCGTCCGCAACTGTGCGGCAGTGCTGCTGATATTGCCGATCACCCGTGGCTGCGAGCGAACGCCCAGCAGCGCAAAACCGTCTGACATGTCGTGCATGCGCAGATCCGCCTGTGATTGCACTCCGCCCGACTGCCACCACGAATCTATGCAGCGGGACGAGAACACCACCAGGCATTCGTCACCTTTCTTTACGGGAAAGGTCAGCGTGCAGCCGCCGCCGGCCGGAAACTGAACAGGGCAGTCAACCAGCATTGGGAGGTCAACACCGGTAAGCGCCCCCGTTTCATCGCGCACCTGACCGTTGATTGCCGGCTGAACCGTGCAGGTCATATCATCGGCATTGAAGGATTGAATAATTCCGGGTACAGCCGTCTGAATCTTGGACTGCCACCCACTGAGGGCGACCTTCAATCCAATGATCGGGTCGTCAATGCGTTCAAGTACATTCATGGAGTTACCGTCTTGAAAAGAGCACTAGCAGTGATTTTAATTTCTTTGTCATCGACCGCATTTGCAGAGACGGTCTTGGTTGATCCGGGCCCAAATCACATGTTTGTTGGCGATCAATTCGATGCACGGATTGCAACCGAAGTCCTTTATGAGGACAGACCATGCAAGCTTCCGATCACTGAGGCGAAAGACATGCGTGAATACACAACAACCGGCATAGCGATTCCTATGAAGGGTTGCTGGGGTAGAACGTTGGGTGGTGGAGTTCTGCGCGTACTTGAAAACGGCACAACTATGCGAGCCACTGAAACCGCTTATGTCGTTGCCAAAGTTGATAAAACGGGAGCGGCCGTGATCATGAAGTCAATATATGATCGGAAGAATTACGAGCCATGCAAGCGTGCGTACCAGAAAGGCCAGTGGTGCTTAAAGGGCCAGGATTAACCGAATGGTCGAACCGGTCCAGGTGAGGCTATGGCACCCGGGATGCCTGTACCCGACCGAATCATCGATTGGTTCGTCATAGTCGCATCAATCGAAATACAGATTGAATCTGTGTACCACGTGTTTCCTCTAGTATCACCAAAGTGATTCGCGATAAGCACTTTGTAAAAGCCATCAGAGTTCAGCTTCACCTGAACAAGAGCCAGCGATGTTGCTGCCTCGGTAAGTGGTGCTGGATTTAGCCTGAGCCGCTGGATGCTCGCGTTATCTATTTTTAGGCGCTTTCCAACTCGAATTCCTGGATTGAGTAACGTCCGAACGCTTATCCCGTTCTGTGTTTGCTCTGGTAGACCGACCATCCCGGTTGCAGAGGTGACGACTACGGATTCGCCAGGTAAATAAGCATTGTTGGGAATTAATGTCAGCTTGCCGTCTTGAATACTCCAACTAACATCTTGTGTCCTGCCAAAAATATCGAGAAAGTCGCGCGTCATTCCATAAAACACTTTCCCGCGAGGTAGTCGTCCTGTTGAAAGCTCAGGGGCCTCCCCCATCGAGATACCTCTCGAAGCCATTGACCTCAAAATCTGTTCAAGATGATCTTTTGGTGTGGAGCCAGCAGCCAGCGTCACATTCATCACAGCCCAGTTGTAAGCACTATCACCATCGGCAGCCGTGATGTCGAGGTAGGTGTCGGTCTGACTTTCTCGGCCTCGACGTACCTGCTTGATCGTACCGTCAAAGATCACGCCATAGTTTCCGGCGTACCCCGCCTGCAAAACAACGCGAGTGAACTCCTGCTCAATTTTCTGAATCGTGTTTTCACTGAGGTTGTAGACACGAATATCCGCAGTGTTAGGAGTACTGATGTCACCCCGGACAACGGCGAACCGGATTCGCATCTCCGAAAGCTCAATGGCGAACTCGGGGTTGCCTACCTTGAGGCTGATTTTTCGCATGTACTGAGGAACGCTCATGGGCACACCTTTGTTGTGTTCGCAGAAAAGCCCGCACTTGGCGGGCTACGGTATTGATTGTCTCAGGCAACGATGCGTCGGCGCAGGTGCTGCATCGTCTTTATAGCGAAATCAAACAGTTCTGCCTGGGTTGCGCACAAGCCGTTTGGTGCGTTGAGCTGATCGAGAAACTCCGGTGCCGACATGACGCAAGCATCGATGGGGATTTCCTTGATTCGTGGCTTTCCATCAGACCCACGACTGACCAGCCAGCGCTGGACGAGAGAGTGACCTTGTGGGATATCCACGGTGCTAATCGACTTTTCGTCCCGCCCGATGAGCTCACCCTCAAGGACGTAGGCCGCAATGAAGTTGCGAACACTATCGAGCTGGTCCGCCGGGATATCTTCGGCGGATCGCACGCCAAACGCCGCGTGGGTTTGCGCCCAGATCTTCGAAGTGGCGCGACGACGAACCGCCATAGGAAGCCCGGAAACCTTGCCCTTAACTATCGAGCCAAGCATGTGAAAGCCGTCAGTGCCGATGGTCTGGCCGATCAGTGTGCCCATGCGCCCAAGGCTGTCGCTGTAGCGACCGTGTTTGCGTATGGCCGGCAGAACTTCATCGCACACCCAAGCTTCGAAGCGCTGGGCCTCCTCCTTCCTGCTTTTGATGATCAGACGGTAGAGGTTGCCTTCATCTATAAAGGTTAGGCTGCGCTGCTGCCCGACAGACCTGATGTCGCGTTTCGCGATACCAGCTTCTCGGCAATGCTTGGTGATAGCGTCCGGAGCATTGCGATACCCTAGAATTGAGCAGACATCAGTAGCGCAAAACCAAGGCGCTCCATCTATCTCCTGAACGCGAACACCTTTCGCCTCGAAGGCGAACGGGATGACATTCGATGATGCTGTGTTATCTTTACTCATGTGGATGTCCTCAAGAAATGTTCACACCCGAAGCCCTGGCGAATCTCACCTCGCCGGGGCTTCTTCATTTCAGGCACTTGCCTGCACTCGCTGTTGTTCACGCTCCATCTCCTCTTTCAAAATCTTGCAAATCACCCAGTTCTGGCTGCGCTCCTCGCTTTCGGCCTTTTTTGCAACGAACTCCCGCATTTCCGGCGCCATACGCAACCCAAATGGGTTGATGTCTCTAGTCTTCATGATGTTACTCCTTAGTGACTCCGTGTCACTATACGAGCGACACGATGTAGTGTCAACATAGTGACATGAATGACGAAATATACCGCTCACAGTTCCGCCTACCGCACTCACTTTATGAGCTGCTGAAATCTTCTGCGGATGAAAATCGACGATCCGTCAACGCGGAGTTGGTAGCCCGCCTGGAGGAAAGCTTTCAAGCGCGAGCAAGCAATCCCGCAACCGTGGGAGAGCTGATGGATAATCTGATGCAGTTGTGCGAGGCGTCGGGAAGATCTATCCAGATCACCTTTGGGGATTCCGAAGAAGACGATAGCGACGAGCCCTAATCACTCCGTGTACCAATAAAGATGCGAGCCGACGCCGAGATTATCGAAGGTCGGCACCGCATCAGGATCTGCTGTGGTCTGCACCCAAAGCACGCCGGTGAAACCGAGGTAGGCATACTGCTCCAGCAGGTTTGCACCGGTCACCAGCGGAATTCCCTGAATTATCGGGTTCCCGCTGGTATCAGCTATGTCGAGTATCCAGCCCGCACCTTCAGCATTCCGCCATTGCACGGTGAGCCGGTAGTCGGTTCCGGATAGTGAAATGGTGAAGGTCTGCGGTTCTGGACTCAGCGGAATTTCAAAGTTGGCCATGGGTTATCCGTCTGGTGGTTGCCATCCGCCCGGAGCCGGTACTCCGACCACTACCTGCTTTACGCCTGCATCAGTCGTTTCAGCGGTTGATTCTGGCTCGGCTTGATCGTCACGCGGCGGCAGCGTTGTCGCTTGGGTCTGTACGATGAGGATCTGCTTGAAAACAGCAGTCACCATCAACGTGTATTCGCTTTTCTCGTCAGTGGTGACGCCAAGGCTGCGCATCAGCATGTTGGTGTAAAGGCGTTTCCCGGTGGCGACATCGAAGGGAATTCGAGACTCTTGCAATGCAAGGAGTTGGTTGTAGACCCCTGAAACGTAGTCAGAGCCAAATGCATCACCACCCTGCAGGGCTGTGATCAGTCCCTTCACGCCGGCGATAACGCCGGCAAGGCTGGCATTGCTCCAGCCACACCGAACGATCAGTTCTGCGGGCTTCTTGAAAGCGTGGTCGGTGATGTTCGCGCCGAGCTCTACAGGATGCTCTGTGATTTGCAGTTCATCATTGCCCACCTCTTCAATGGTGACGTGGGCAACGATACTGTCAATCGAACGCTTCGGGTCGATGGTGATGAATCCCGCAAAGTTTGGCATATCAGTTCACCACCGAGTTCATGTTGCGAGTGATGTCTTGGTTAACCCGGCCCTGTGCACCGCTTACGGCTGTTGCAGTTGCGTTCGGGTCGGTCGCTCCGTGGACGGTGATATTTGTGGTCTGATTTAACTGGGCCGCCATTTGCCCGCGCGTCGCTGCCTCCCGCTCGGTTTCCTTCGGGCGCTCGTAATAGCGCGACACTACAGCGCCGGCATCAGCCGCATTCGTAGTGGCCCTAAGCAGATTTCCAGCCTTTTTTTCCGCTCCTTTGGTCAATTCGTGCTGAACGAACTCAAGTTGCTTGACCAGGTCGGCACGGTCATCCATCAGGTTGAAACCTGCCCACTCCTCGAACTTATCCTGGCGGTCGCGATGCCACTGAGCAACACCGCGCGCACGCCCCCAATCACCGCGAGCTTTCGGATCGAAATTGCTTTCAGCGGCCAGGTTCGCCGTGATCCCTGAGGCCTGCTCTTTGGTCCATCCAACGCTTTCGAAGAAATCCGAAACGAAGTTTGATTTGTCTTTGTCGACGTCCTGATTCTTTCGCCACGCTTCGGCCATTGCGCGCTCCCGCGCAGCCTGATCAGGTGTCTGCCCCTCAATGGTTGGCGTTCCATCCTCGGCAGTTCCTTTGCGCGGAGGCAAACCTTGTTTTTCCCGAATCTTGTCGATGATCTCGTCTTCGCCATCGTTCAGCGTCGACGAATAAAGCATGGCGGTCGCGCCGGCCAATGGGGTGAGAATTGCAGCGGCACCGGACAGACCAGAAATTGACCCGCCAAGCGAAAGAAATGCACCTGCGAGACGAGTAATCCCACTGATTAACGACAGCGCACCCAAGGCATTCAGCAGGCCGAGCAGTACAATAATGCGTGTACTCCAGCCGTCGGTTGCCTCGTCCAGTTTGACGAAGAAGTCCCATATTTTCTGTAGGTATGGTCCGGATTTCTCAACGAAGTCGATGATCTTGACCGCGATATCTGCGATCCGGTTGGCGATCATTGGCCCATTCTGCTGGAACCACTCAGCGAAACGTTGCAGATCTGGCCCAAGCTTACCCATCAGGGCGGCCTGTACCTTGATCGAGAACGTTTCGAACTGAAGGCCGACGCTCCGCAGCACCTCCATGAACGAATGGGCGTCCTTGGTGGCCTGGTCAAGTCCGCTATCCCTGAGCTTTTTCCGGTTCTGTTCCAGCTTCGCGCCGAACTTGTCATCCTGAATGGCGCGCAACGTGCGCTCATCAATCCCCAGCACACCAGCGTACTGGTTGGCCTGATACCACGGCATCGCCTTCAGCTTCTGGCCGATGTTGACCAGCATGTCGGCTGTGTCACGCAAGTTGCCGTTTGCATCACGAGTCTGGACGCCGATCCCTTTCAGGAAATCTTCGCCGCCCGGATTATCACGCAGGAACTTGGCGATCCCCTCGATCGATCCACGCGCTTCATCGGCCGATGCACCAAGGTCGCGAGCAGCATATTCAGCAGACTTTAGGCTTTCTGCAGATGATCCAACGCGCTGGGATGCGAAATACAACCCTTCGAGGTTCGAAGCGAAGGCCGAGACACCGGCAGCCACTGTCAGCGATGCGCCGGCGATTACAGTCACCAGTCGTACCACGCTCTTCGTGGCTGTATCGATACCGGTAGTGAATTCCTTCACGCCCTTCTGGTCGACCTTGAAGCCCAAGCCGACCAAGAACTCCTTGATGACGTCTTGATCAGCCATTTAATTCTCCAGAGATCTTCGTACCCGCTCCTTGTTTTCGGCGCGGATCAGCAGCGAGTCGTTCATTTTTGCGATGTCGGAAAGGTCGAGTGTCCCGTCTTTCAAGGACTCATACCGACACATTCCTTCATGCACGGGGATCAGCAGCCAGTCTTCACCGCCGGGTAGCTTCTCCAGTTCGACCGTCAGGCCTTGGGAGTGCCCTGGTCGGTAAGCATCCCGCGTAAAAAAGGGCCCAGCGACTCAGTGATCACCCGCACGCACAGTTTGAGCATTACACCCAGATCAAGGTCATCGAACATGCAGACGTTCTTGCTGGCATTCCACACCGGGAACCAGGCAGTGCCCTGCTTGCGCTGGACTACGCCCAAGCAGGTGGAAAGGATGAACTCGGCGGTCTCGTCAGGCATGTTGGCGATGCCGTCGGCAAAGGGCTGCATCAATGATGCTAGGCCCTCGAGGTCGCCGCTCAGAGGTGTGTCCGTTGCTTCGGTGCTGTCGCCTGCTGCCGCTGCAACAGCCAGCGCCTTCGCGGAGCCTTTTAGTTTCAGGAACACCGGTATCAGCGTAGGAATAACCGGCGCTACCTTGCGTGAAAGGTGGAACTGCTGGAAGGCGTTCAGCTTGCCGATGCGGTAGGTATCAGCGCCTAGGTCGAATTCGCTCATCAATAGGTCCCCAGGATCGCGTCGATTTTGATCGAGTCAAAAACCCACTCGACGATATCACCGTCTTTTTTGTAGTTCAGGTCCGGACGTTTCTTGAATGCACAGCTTCGGCATCCAATGGCGTCGCCACTGGCGCTGTTGGTGATGGTGATGACGTTCTGCCCCCACAAGGAGGAGCTGATTCCTTGTGCGTCGTACAGCGCCATCAGCTTGGCATTCTGGGGAGACGTCTTGAGCAATCGCACCGTAACTGTGCCGGACTTTCCAGCATGCAGCGAATGCATGCCTTCGCCATCAGCACCAATCAGCATGGTGTTCTTGTCGTCGACCATCGCGGTGGTGATTCCTTCTTCTGCGTTGGCGGAACCAGCACCGAGGTCGATCACCGCACCAGCGCCGACCAGAGTAGCGTTTACATCGAGAAAGCTATAAGTAGCCATGGGTGATCAGCTCCGATCAGCGATTGACGTTGACGATTACGTCGACGAAGTGGACGGCACCAGCCAGTTTGATGGCGATCTGAATTACCGGAGCCTTGCGTGCTTCGCGATCCGCCTGAGACTGGGTGTCGACCGGAGCGGCATAGACGTAGTATCCCTTCGTGAGGAACTGGCCTGTGGTGATGGCGCCAAACGCTGGTCCGCCCCACTGACCTGGTGCAACGAGACCGTTGGTCACAGCCTGATCCAGGCGGGCTTCCAGAGTAGTGACGATCTGGTTAATGCCGGCATTGGTCTGTGGGACTTTGGTCTGGCTGGTGTAAAGCAGGTTATAGACGGCGGTTTGCAGATCGTTCTGCAGCCAGTCCAGACCGTGCACTTCATCAAAGAAGTACCCGTTGCACATCACACCTTCCTGGATGATCGCCGTGTCGTTGTTGTAGTTGACGAACACGTTGCAGTTCTTGTCCCGCAGCGCAGTTGCCTGTCCCTCGGTTAGGCTTTCGGCAGTAATGCCGGGTTCCTGCTTGAACTTCAGGGTGATGGCGGTATTGTTGCCTTGGAAATTTACTGTGAATGCACGCCCAAACATCGACGCGGCGGCGTACGGGGTGGCGCTGGAGAACTGAGTAAAGGTGCGCTTGTAGTTCGCGGACTTCAGCTTGCTAGCGATATCAGTTGTGCTGACCGGGTCGAGCGCCAACGCATTCTGCGTGGTGTAACCGAAGATTCGGCTTTGCCCGGCTCCCTCAATGAAAGCAGCAGATGCCAAAACGTCAGCCTCGTTCAGCGAAGCATCAGCCACGAGCAGACCGTACCAGTCGTTCGACATACCGGCCAAACGGGCCACGGCATTGACCAGCGATTCCGCGGCTACGCCATTCACCGGAGCGGAGGCTTGGCCAGTTTGCAGGCCGAGAAGCACAGACACGTCTACGCCACTGGCTGGAGCTTCGGCATACGTGATGGCTGAAGTGGTGCCGGTGGTGGCGCTGGTGACTTCGAAACGGCTTTGGATAGCGTTCCACACACAAGTACCAGCGGAAGCGAGCTTGGTGGTGATCGCCGTAGCAACACCGTTCAGGTTGGTAACTGCCGAAAGATCGATCGCGCTCAACGCCTTCAGCGTTCCGTCGATGGTGATTTTCATGCCACCGGCAGTGACTGCCGTGAAGTTGGACAGGGCCTGCTGGGCGCTGGAAAGAACGGCGCCCTTGAGGATCGCCGACGTAGCCGTCTTCGCCCACCGGCCGACGTAAACAATCGAAGGCTGCGGTAATTGGCTGAAGAAGTAGTTGCAAGCCAGATATTCGGGGGAAGAGGTTCCGAAATCGCTTTCAACGCCACCAGGCGCGTAGGGCCGCAAGCCCTCACTCACATCGATAACGGGCGACGAACCGAGGACCAGCAGCGCGCCAAAATCACGCACAGCAGCTGCCTTCGGAGACATGACGATCTGGACGTTCACGACGTCCGAAATGGCTAGAGTCTGCATTGCTTTCTCCGGGGTTGGATCAATCGACGATCACGGGATCTGCCGACAAAATGTTGAGGACTGGGTAGACGCGCACCACTTGACGCCGCATCTGAATAAAAAGGTCATAGCGGCGTACCCATTGCTGGTTGACCAGCTCAGGCACTGGGCGGATCTCGGAGGCTCCGATGAACGCCATACGAAGCGCTTTGATTGCCTCGCTGTTCTGGGGGATGAAAATTCCGTCGCGCAGTATCGAGGCGTAACCCTGAGCCTGCGGACCATAGAAGGTGCACAGCACGTTCAGTTCTTCATGCATCTGATACTGGTCGTGCCCGTCATCAGATCCGTCATGGTCAATAGCCGGGTTGGCGACAGTTTTGGTTTCGTGGACACCGATGGCACACCAGTTGATATCTGGCTCTGGTTGTTTTGGCGGCTTCGGTTGCCAGCGCGGACGGACGAACTTTCCTGCAAGGCCACTGATGCCGGCGACCATGCTTTGCAGCACATCTTCAAGCTGGTCGTCTTCCGGTGGTGCAGGCGATCCCGCCGGCGCGAGATAACCGCCGGTTGCTGAGGTATTCGCCATGAGTTATCCCGCCAGAGGAAGAAGGTCGCAGGTCGCACTGACGAAGCCGCGCCCGAAGTGCTGGTAGTCGTTGATGTTTGAAACGGTGTATTTCTTGCCGCGCCAGGTGACGATATCGGCGGTGGTGTCGCCCTCACCGGCAGTCAGCGGAAAGATGGTGTGGATGGTGATAGAGCCTTTCTTGCGCTCCAATCCAGCTAGACGCTCGAGGAAGTCGCCTTTGTCGCTTGTGACGACACCGGCGAACGTGGTGTTGACGTCGCTGGTAGTGGTCCTGCCATTTTCCCCGACAGTCTGAACCGACCTGGTGCAAACCAGTCCGGTATCCATAAAGTCAGGGTCAAGCAGGATGTCTGACACATCGAGATTGGCCATGGTCAGTCCTTCTCGCGAATCACATAGGTGAGCGAGTTCCGCAACTCGCCCTTGTCGATCAGAGGCGTAATCCCTGTTCTTCCGCGACGACGACGCGCTGCCAAAGTGGATTTTTTGAGCTCTTCAAAATCCCCACTATTGATTCTTGCGCGCAGCCCAGCCTGAGCAACCAAACCAGTTGCGTTGAGTTCAGCATCGACTTTTCCCGAATTCCCGTTTACAGCTGCTTTCGCAGCTTTTTGCAGATGATCTTCGATTTTGTCCTGAGCAAGAGCTATTCCAGACTCCATGAATTCGCGGGGCGGAATGTTTTTGGCAGGCGACCCGTAGTTATGGAGATACCCAAGCTGCGCGTTATTGACTGGATCACCGTCCTCACGCGCAGCTTTGGACGCGGGAATTCCAGCCAATACCTGCTTGCTCGCAAGCTCCTGAATCGACGCAAGCACCTTGGCCACATTGTCGGTGGTGATCTTCATGCTCAAAGCTGAATCCCCCCGGTGCCGACCATGCGCGCCAATTGCAGGAACTGGATGCCATATGTGGTCAGATTGTAAAAACCGCCGTCCTGAAGCGCGACGGCGCCTGTGTTGTAGCCCGCGCTCACCTTGTCGACTGACTTGGAGTTGAGCGGGCCTTTGACCTGGCCACCAGTGCCCCCGACCATCTCCGCCAGCTGGTTGCCGGCGGCGATTGCCAGGTTGTGGGCAATGAACAGTTCAAGACCCACATCCAGATAGTCACACCAGCGATCCGGCGCGAGCGTCTTTTCGCCCAGACTCAGCCAAAGGTTCACGGCTGAATCCGGGTATTTCGTGGTATCGGCGAACTCAGGAAAATCCGTGCGGAACTGGGCTGCATCCATGAATTACTCCAGATTTACAGTTTCGGCCGTTACCACTTCGGTGTTGGCCTGACCATCTGTAGTGGTGGCCGCGCCATCGCCGTTGACAACATCGTCAGCGGGCACATCGGAATCTGCCACCTGATCATCTGTTTTCGATGCCGCGCGGATCGCCTTGGCCTGTTTGGCCGTCACCACTTCGGTGTTGGCCTTGACGTACCAGTGTTCCGCGATGGCGTCCTCGACCTCTTGCAGGCCGGCTTCGAAGTCGCGGATACCGTCACCCAAGTTCAGTTTGAAGGCCTGGAGCACATTGAGAAATTTCATGCTGCTGCGCTCCTATCAGATGCCGTCGCGATAGCCGACAGTTTCCGGATAAACCACTTCGGTGACGCCCAGGCGGCCGTAGTAGGTGGTGATCTGACGAATCCCGCGATATTCCAGCGGGGTGCGTTGCAGCGGTACCAGCGGGAAGCGGATGCGATCCTTCTCATTGGTGTACGCCATCATGCGGTCAGTGCCGGAAGCCCCGCGACCAGTCAGCCATTTCAGCGGCTGGATGTTCAGTGGGCGACCGGTCAAAGCGTTGGTCAGGCTGTTGATGCGCAGATATTCGATCACCGAGATGTTACCGGCATCGGAAACTTTACGGCTCACCAACTGGCTGAACTTGAGCGGTGGCAGGCGCAGCTCAGCGGGGCAAACAGCAAATGCCGATGCTGCCCAGGTGCTGTTCAGAAGGTCGTTCACGTCGGCCAGAATCTGGTCGGCGGTTGCGGTGGCCCAGTTACCGGTCACGGCGTTGCTGACGTTGGTCACTACCGAAGAGTTGACCATGCCGGTTTCGCCCAGCTCGGTATCACCGATGTAAACCTGTTCGTCGGTGTCCATGTTGTGCTTGAGCTGCAGACCGGTGAACTTCTGGCTATCAACCGGACGACCCAGCTGCATGGCAGATGCCAACTCAGGCAGCGTCCACGATAGCTCCATACCCCAGAGGGTCAGAGGCTTCGGCGTCTTGCCGATGTCCAGCGCCATGCTTGCAATCGAGGTTGAGTCCTTACCGATCCAAGACTTGCCAGTGGTGCTAGTGCCGCCCACGGCAGCGAAAGTGCTGTTGGTGAAGCTGGAAACTTCGTCCGCGATGCTGACGTCTTCACGCAGCTGAATATCTCGGCTCCAGGTAACGGTGGCGAGTGGGCCGTGCAAAGTCTGGTCGAGGCGTTCCAGTTCGCCAACCAGGAACACGCCAGTGGAATCGATGGTCTGGGCGTCAAACGTCATGAGACCGTCGCGAGTGTGGACGCGCTTGTAGCGCGGCAAAATCAAGTTGCTCATCGAGCGTTCCCCTTAGATGTTGTAAGCGATTTCGACGTTGCCAGAAGCATCGGCGGCGCCCATGAAAGACGCGGTAGTGATCGCGACGGTATTGGTGCTGTCGGCTGCGGCTTCGATACCGCCAATTGGCTTACCGGCAGCAGCTGCAGCCACTCGCACATAGACCTGACTGTCTTTCGATGCCGTTCCGGCATTCAGTTTGACGGTCATGTAACCACGACGCAGGACGTCAGCAACGCCCTTGCTGAACGGTGTTGCAGTGCCCAGCGGATCGGAAGCCGCACCACCAGTGGTTGGGTACGGGCGCACGAACAGGCCGTACTCAGCGCCAGCAGCGTCACCGGCGCCGAAAGGCACGAATTGGCCGCCGGCGATCTTGCCGAACAGGCCGTAGCCTGCGAATGGCAGGGACGGGTTCAGGAAGACAGGTTCAATCGTTGCCTGGCTGGCGCGCGTGACGTCGCCGGGGACGCCCGCAGGCATCCGGTACAAAAATGCATTGCTCATCGGGTCAATCCTCAGTTACGGCCTTGGTTCCAGAACTCTCTGTTGGCCTTGTTGATCGCATCCACGCTCAGCGGAGCGCGGCCAAAGTCCTTGGTATTGATGGTGGTGCGAGTGCCGACGTTGTTGTTCCGGGCCTTCGCCAGCTCGGAAGCGCCGACGAACACCGCCGATACCTGGTCAGACGTCAGCTTCGAGAGGTCACGACCGATCAGGAACGGTTCGACGATGGTCTTGCCGTCGGCGGTTTGCAGGGCGGTAGTCAGTGCCGCACGCTGGCAACTGCAAACGTGATCCGAGGTTTTCACCTTGGCATCACGGGTAGCGAGCGTGATGCCGGGGACCAGAACTTCCGCGCGGGAGCGCAGATCGGTCATAACTTCGGCGTCACCCGTGTAGGCAGTGCCCAGAGCCTCAGCGGTCTTGTTGACGGGTTCCGGTTCGAGCAAGTTGTCTTTGGTCTTGCCCTCCTGATCGTCATCGTCGCCATCCTCGGTGATTTTCTTCACCTCAGACTCCATGTCGCCGACACGCTTGCTCAGCGTGGTGACAGCCTTGAGGATCGAATCGAGGGTCGCGGAATCACCGGTTTTGGCTTTGCCGCCACCTTCGTCCTTGTCGTCGTCTTCATCCTCGTCACCGGTTTTGGCGCCTTCCAGCGCTTCTTCCAGTGCCGCTTCATCCTTCGCGCGGAAGGCAGTCAGCACCCGGTCTTTCCAGGTTCGTTTCGCTTTTGCATCAGTCGTCTTGGCCACTTCGGCATCTCCAATTGCACATCGCGGGCCACAGCGGCCGCGTTCTACCAGGGCTACGTGGTTTCCCACGATGTTCATCTGGCGGCCGCGACCGACTGCCAGTTGTTCGTAATCGGCGTCGTAGCCGCAGGACACCTGACGTAGGCCGCTGCGAACTTCCTCGATTGCTGTTGCATCGGTGATCAGCAGATCGGCCAGCATCAAATCGTTTTCAACCCCGTCGCCTTGGCGAACGTTCTGGGTGATACCCATCGACAGCTCGCGCCAGTTGGCGGGTGTTACAAAATCGTCGGGGTGCGCCATGGTCACCGGCTTCCCTTCGAAGCTGGCGATGGTCTCGGCGCGGAACACTTCGTCAGGGTTTCGCTCGATGGTCACGATTCCTCCGGCGCCGCCTTGGACGATTGGGCCGTCATCGTTGACCAGCTCGCTTTCGTCATAAACGAGCGTGCCGGTACGTGCGATGGGGACTGCCTCGCAAAGCAGGAAGCCTTCCGGCGTCATCCGCTGCCGAGCGCTCAGGCGCTCAGGTGCGAACCAACGCCCGGCCTCGTCTTGGGTTCTCACATGCATAAGGGGTCACTCAGGAATAACGGGGTCGGGGTAGCAGCGGCAGTTCGGGAAACACCCGGCGTGGCCGGTCATCTTGTCGAGCGTGGGCGGCGAGTCCCAGCGCACGAACTTGCCGTTCATTTCGGCATGGGAGTGGCGCACATCGCTGTCACCCGACGTGCGCCAGATATAGCCTTCGCTGCCAATGGATCGTGCTCGCGCCTCCGTCAGCGTAGATGCAGTGCGGGATACCTCAGTGCGGGCGATCGTGCTGGCCTTGCTCTCGGACACTTCGCCCGAGCGCTGTATTTCCTTGGCGATCTCGATGGCCCGGGTGCCGTCCTCGATGCCTTGCAGCGTCAGTTCGTGCACTCTCTTGGCAGCGTCGAGTGGGATGCTCTTGATCAGCGTGACCTGCTCGGCCAGCAGTCCCTGCATGACCTGGCCGGTGGGAGCCGTGCGGATTTCCTGCCTGAGCGCCTGCGACATCTGCTCAGTCAGCGTTGCCCACGCCTTTTTGTCTTGCTGGTTGACCTCGACGAGCATCTTGCTCGCCGTGGACACGGCCCAGTCATTCAGCAGCTCGGCGTACCGGTTCAGCATGTGCGAGATGGTCGGCTCGACCGACGGATCACCAGGCGGAAAGCCGTTGATGATGCTTCCCACCTGGCGCGCCACCTGCGACAGCGAGGACTGGTATTGCCTTTCGGCTCTACTCGTCCTTACCGGATTCCGGCTTCGCTTCTTGTCCCGGGTTTTCAGGCGCATCGATCAGGTCCTTTTCGCCAGGGACTGGTGGTGGTTCATCTTCGGCCGCCTTGATTTCATCGTCCGTGATGTTCGACCACATGCCCGTGGTGTTGCTGGACTGGCGAAGCTCTTTTAGCGCGGTCGGACGGTCAATAATTTCCGCTTCGTATGCAGATACGACCGAGGCGGTGTCTTTGCTGGCGATTTCGGCCTTCTCGGTGTCGCTGAGTTGCCACAGCGGCACGAAATCGAACGCGAACCCTTCGGGAAGAGGCTTGCCCAGCTCGGAACGAGAAATTACGTCGCACAGGGTGGTTACGCCCGGTCGCATGTAGGTGTCCTGGTCGCTTTTGACACTGTCGTAGTAGATGCGCACGGCGGTGTCGTCACCGTTGCTGATACCACCAGGCGACTGGCCAAACAGGATAATGTCGGGCGTTTCGACCGCGCCGCACACTTGCTCAGCGAACTTGTCAGTTACATCGGAAAGGCCGGCAAAGCTGTACTGGTGGGTTTCGAACGTGTCAGAAGCATCCATGAGGGTCAGCCCCTCATTGCTTTGGAACTGACGAATCATGTCGATGTTCTTGAGCAGCGCCTCCAGCGACTTACCGCCAAGGGCGATCAGTTCGCGGAGCTTTTCGACCTTGTATGTCCTCAAGTGAGCCTTGTAGACCAGTTGGGCAATGCCAGATGTAACGCTGTCGAACGCAATCAGGCGATCCCACATGCGTTCAAGCACTGACTGACCCCAACCGTTTTCCGCGATGCGTTGCCAGTAGGGCAGTTCAACACCTTCGCGACGAATCACGCGGGTGTAGTGGATCTTCTGGTTGATCAGCGCTTGGGCATCCGCCACTACGGTGTAGAACTTCGGCTTACCGAGGTCCGGCCCATATTCTGTCACCAGATTTTCCAGAGACGGCTGAACCAGCCAACGGTCGAGCACCAACAGCCCCTTAAACTGCCCGGGGCCTATGGTATCGAGGCGTAGAGGTGTTTCAGGGCGTTGGCCATCGATCAGCATCACGGCGATAGAACCGCCGTATAGACGAGCCCACTTTTCGTTGTCGCCCAAGCCTTTCCATATCTGAAAACGCTCGAAAGCGCGGGACAGCTTGTCCTTTTCCTCTGGCGGCATGATCGAGTTGAACTCAATGCCCTCGCGGGTCATGTCCTTTGCGCGGCAGTCAACTGCACGGCCGGCGAGCCAGCTCGAACGATAAACCGCTTCCATCTGGATGCGGTTGCGGCTGACAAACGTGAACCCGTAGCTACTGCCGCTATTCTGGTTGGCGGTGCCAAGGCCGACGCGGGCGGTGAAGTTCTGGAAGCTGTCGCCCGTCATGAACGACTTTCGCGCAGCATCGGTCTGCTGGTTGACCTTGGCGGCCCTGGCAATGATTTGGTGCCGCTTGCTCATAGTCTTCCCCACACGGCAAGGCTGCTTTGGCTACCGAGCATGTCGTTGATTGCATCGCACATTGGGTCTATCTGGTCGTCGTGGATGTGGCTGTCGTCGGCTGTGAAGGACTCGCACTCAGTGACGAAGTCCGACACGAACGGCGCTGATTCAGGGATGCAGACGTTTCCGGACTCGATGTAGCCGAGAACATCCATGACACGCGTCAACTTGTCCTTGGTGCGCTCGATTCCGGAAATTGGGATACCACCGACGCTACGGATATCCTGAATAAGCCCTGTGCCGCTGGCTTTGTCTTCGACCATGAATGACCGGAGGAAGCCAACATCTCGTTCGGCGCTGTGCTTGTCCCAAAACTCTTTGGCACGCTTGCGCAGGTCGGGGGCTTCCCACTTCCCCCGCAACTGATCGATCAGGTATATCCGTCGATCCTCGCCGTAGCCCCAGCACTGGAAAACCGTGAAGTCATTCCGCTCTGCAGTCTTCTGCGCGGTGTCCGCGTAGATCACCCGGTACTCGATGCGTGGCAGCATCCGGTACCGGATGAACCAAGCCGAATGGATCAGGCCACCGCCCTTCGTGTTCGGGCGCTGCTGGTAAAGAGCGTTCCAGGCATGAGAGCCAATCGCCGTTTTGATCTTTGCCAAACGCTCAAGCGGGTAGCGCTCCGGATGAAGTGCTTCACCTGTCTTGCGATGCGCTTCATCTTCTTCGGCGATTGCCGGATAGCTGACGACCTTCCAGTTATCACCTTCCCCGGCGGCCATCTGTTCCAGTAGGCGCCCAGCAAGGTCGTCAGAGTGCCACCGGGTCATCCCAAGCAGTACACCGCTGTTCGGTGATAGTCGGGTGTAGAACGTGGTGGTGTACCAGTCCCAAATCGCCTGCCTGACCGTCTCGCTGTTGGCCTCTTTGGCATCTTTCACCGGGTCATCAATGATGCCGATATCGGCGCCCATCCCGGTGATGCCCGCGCCGACGCCGGCGCTCCGGTAGGCGCCACTCTTACCGACAATTTCGAAAATCTCGCTGTTCCGGAGCGCGCTTCCGGTGACGCTGACAACGCGCTTACCGTTCAGGCAGGTTTCTGGAAAGATTGCGTGGTAGGTGTCGTCATCGATGATGCGCTGCACGTCCCGGTTCATCCGGTTCGCCAGGTCAGAGGCGTATGAACAGGCGATCATCTGCAAATCAGGATTTTTCCCGAGCGCCCAAGCAGGGAAGCGGCGACTGAACAGCTCAGACTTACCGCTGCGCGGCGGAGCGAAAATCATCAGCCGGGGCTGCAATCCGTGCTCGACGTCGTAATAAAACTGTTGGAGTGCTGCCGCCACCTCGATGTTGAACCAGCCCTCAACAAAATCAGGCTTTGTTCTCAGAGTGAACTGCAACAGCCCGCGCCGCGCACGCTCATTGCGAATCGCCCTCAGGTCGAGCAGCTGCGGCGAGATGCTCAAGCTGCTCGAGTTGCTCATCGGTGAGTTTTCCAAGGTCGGCGGTTACGGTTTTTATCGGGCCGCCGTTCGGGTCGCCAATGCCGATCTGATCGCGGAATGCATTCACGCTTACGTGCTTGCCGATCAATTCAAGGGCGCGCAACTTGTCGTGGAACTTGACCTTGCCGGACTTCATGTCGACTTCTTTCACCATCTGGCGCCAGATCAGCGGCCACTGTCGGATAGGCAAAAGCTTGCCGTCGTCGCCGTGGATCGCGGCCAGGTCCATCTGGTCAATGTCAGTGAGGCGCTGCAGGACATAGTCGGCATCGACCTGCACACGCTTGTTGCGCGCTTCTTTGGCCTGCTCAATGGCGCCGACGATGTCGGGGCGCTGCATCAACTGCCATGCCTGGTCCTTGGCGCCCTTCACCGCGTACCTGGCCCGGATGGCAGCCTGCGTGGCGTTCAGGTCGACCAGGTACTCAACGACGAATCGACGCTGCTTAGCTGTCAGCGCCATAGGTTGCCTCATTTTTTGCAGGGAGTGACTTTCATGCCGCGACGAATCCAATACTCAACGCGCTCCCAGTTGGGCTCAAGGCCAGTCAGGACTACAATCCCCGTCACGCAACCAAGGTATGCATGAAGCCACCAGCGCATGCGAATCTCTACTTTCACGTGAATTTTGGCCATCGGCACACCTCAAGGATTCTTTGGTGGCTCGGCGACGAACATGTGTTCGCGCCTGGCCCAGGCGTAAAGCACCACACCCGCGTGCAGCACGACGCCGAAGGGGTTGACCCAGTGCCCCTGGATTGAAGTTACGAAAGCGCCGAACGCGCCGATGGCCACCAGGTAAAACGCTGTGCACAGCAGCGGTTGGTCGACTGGGCGAATGCGGCGCAGGTAGTCACAGGCCGCCAGGGCGACCAGGACGCACAGCAGCGCGTCCGCAACACCCAGCGCTGAAACAAGGATGCTGTTCATGTCACACACCTCGCGCTGTGACGAACGCCCCCAGAGCAGCCTTGATGCCCGGGATGATGTTCATTGCCGTCAGGCCCAGCACGAAGGCCACGCCGCACAGCAGATCATCAGTCACCGCAAGCTCAAGCTTGGGGGCCAACCAGATGGTTACTGGCTGAGTCAGGTAAACCGAGAAGAGAAAGCCAGTGGCTACAGCGGTCGCTGCCTGGCCCCGGGTCAGGTCTTTCAGGAAACCGAGGGACAGAATCGAGCCGATGAAAGCAGCCATGACCACGCCATACTTCACCAGCACAACGCTGGCGGCAGTGCTTGCTGGCTCAGCCATTGGAGGACTCCGAAGGAATAAAAAGGGCCTCAGTGAGCAAGGCCAAAGCGCACCATGAGAGAGGGAGGCGTGCTGAATTTTGGGCAACAAAAAACCCGCACTTGGCGGGTTTCTGGGAGACGGGCGTAACTTTGCAACTTGCGAAAAAGGTATCAGAACACTCGCCAAATGGTCAAGCGACCCTTTTTTTCACGTCACCAACGCGCTGGCGCTGATTCCAGTATTCGGTAACGCGGTCCAGGTAGCGCTGGTGACGGTTGGCGTTCTCGATGACGTCCTTGTCCCATTCGTCGCGGTAGGCGGCGGAATACGCACTCATTCGCCGAAACCAGCGGCTGAGCTGCTGCTGTGTCATGGCGCCGAGGCGAACTTGCAAGGCAATCACCGTGCCGGTGCGGCGCTCGGCGTAGGCTGCTGCACGGACGTCTGCAACGACCTCGCGGTCATGGCGATCCCAGCGGCACCAGCCGTCATGCCGGCGACCATCCATGCGGACGATGACGGCAGCAACCGGCTTCAGCGCCTTCGCGTCGAGTTTGTCGACCGAAACGGCTATCGCGCTCCAAATCTCCGCCCAATCCCGTGCCCAGTGGCTGGCGTCCATCTTTGCGCCGTACCAGTCCCGCACGAAGTCGCAGACGCGGACAGGACCCCATCCCTCACGGTCGGATACAAACGCCTGGTGGCTCTTGATCGCGGCCAGGGCCATCCAGTAAGCAATTTCCCGGCGCCGGTCGGAGCATTCCGGCAGCTCGGCGTTGAACCAGACCAGGGCGTGCGCAATGTTCATGTCTTGGCCAGTGGCAACCGGCGAGTACAGAGCGTGCCCGAAGTGCTGCAGCGGCTTTGGCAGCGTGGCGATGGCCGACTGCACCAGGCCAGCCGCAAGCATGTGGGCGCACCGCCCGTTGCTGTCGAGCATCGACGGCATGGTCTCGCCAATGACGCGACCCTGTTTCCCCAGCTTTGCCCGCTCCGCTGCGGCAGCAAGTACCGAATCGCGGCCTTCGTGCATTGCGTCGCGCCATGCTTGTCTCGCGCTGATAAGTTTCATGATTCTCCCCTTGAAGCGTAGTTCTGCGTAGTTCGCTAATTCACTGGCACACGGTTGGAAGGCCGAGCATGTACAGCTTGAAAGCGGCAATTACCAACGTGACCAGGGATGCGCCGCCGAGCATCAGCAATGTGGTTTTCGGGCTCATGATGGTTTTCCCTCGAGTGGCACGACCCGAACTATCACGCCCGGGGTCTCGCCGAATTTCTTGGACATGGACACGTTGGTGACTTGCACGTCGTCCTTGAAGACGATGCCGTTGATGCCGTCGCAGATGGCTTTCAGTACGTTATCGATGTCGGGCTTCTTGGTTGGCTTCACTTCGCCGGCGAGCGCTTCGGCGCGCTTCTTCTTCGACCAGGACTGAGCCACAGACACGAAGATTTTCAGCTCTACCATGACGGGGCCGGCGATCAGGTCGCGCCCGTTCATGGCCTGCTGTGCAGCGATGGCGATCAGGGATTCGTAGTTGGCGGTTTCCTTCGGCGTGAACATGCGAGCGTGGCCGCCGATGGTGGTAACGCGTGGCCTGCCCTTCCCTATGGCTTTGCCTGGCACCACGAACGAAACGGGGCTGAGGTCAGACATGTTCGTTTCTCCGGATGCCCATCTTGGCGAGCAGCAACGCGCGGCAGGCCTTTGGGTCTTTTGGAATTTCGAGGGTGTCGACGATGCGGTCGACCTCTTTGCGGCTGTGCTCGAGCTGGACTTGCTGGCGTGGCCGGCTGCTGTCGCTGCCAATGCCTTTGGCGATACGCCCTTCAAGCGGCTGGCCGGTCTGGGCGCGGCGCATGACGATGGCGTAGTTGCGTTCGAAACGCTGGAACAGGGCTTTGTCCGCGTAGGTGGCAGTATGCAAATCGAACGTGCTGGTGGCTTCCGCTGCGACCTTCACGGCCTTGTGCGTGTAGCTGCCGCGCAGCGCTTCGTCCCATGCCTGCTGGATGCTGGGAAGCCCCATTGCCTCAGCGGATGGTTTGCACCACTCGATGAACTGGCCGACGTTAGGCATGAACGGCGAATTTGATTTACGTGCTTGCTGGAATCCAAAGGCCAATTGTTCGTCGGAGTTGATACCGCCCTGGATGAATCCGGCGATCCACTCGCGCTTAGCGTTGTACAGCGCATTGTCGTCGGGCCATGCCTGACGCCAAGCCGGGAAAATACCCTGAAGCTTGTTGAACACGACGTTCACGATTTCCGCCGTCTGCTGATCGACCTCGATCACCGGTACAGCAGGGACATGGGCACCGAGGTTTGCCCTGAAGGTTTGCGGTGTGAGTCCTGAGGTAATTTCAGAAATGCTTTTCACAGGATCGGCTCCCTGGCCCAGTCAGTGCTGGCCATGTCCAATGGTTGTTGTCCGGAGTTGCGTGGCGGTGCGGATATACGGCGGTTGGCGTCCTCCTGAGCCTTGAGCAGCCAGTTGCGCCATGTGGCGATCCAGTCGGCCTTGGTTCCACCATTGCCGCGCCAGTAGTTCACGAACTTTTCGGTTTCGTTGACCAGGATCACGGCCGGGGCTCGTTCGAGCGCCCACTTACGCATGTCACCCGAAACGTTGAATGGTTCAGGCAAGCGGGTTTTGCGCTTTGCTTTTGGCTCAGTTGGCGATTCAGGTTCTGCTGCCGGCTCATCATCTTTTTTGGCAGGGGGACTACAGGGGGTTTTATCTTCTGTATCTGTTCTGTTCTGTTCTGGGGCGTTACTGGAACGTTTCTGTAACGTTTCACTCTGTTGCGCCTGCATTTTCTTCTTGTCTCGCCATGCCTTAACCCTTGCTGTGCTTGAGTCCGACTCGTATTGGCGAGTGCTCCAGTTACGCAATGTCCAGTCTTCGTTGATGAAGCCTTTCGCCAAAAAAACGGATTTCGTATTGGCTATTTCTTCATCTGAAACACGCAAAGCGAACGCAATTGATGTTTCACGTTCCGTTACATGAAACGTTTCAATACCGTTACTGCATTCGAGGCAGAACAACATGACCAACCGGCGCTGCATTGCCTCGCTGAGCATCTGCACTTTCGGGTCGGTGGCGAACTCGCCGTACAGCCGGAACCAATCCACGGTCAGTCCTCCTCAAGCTGGTCGACGTGCTGAACGTGCTCCATCCAGCGCTTGGCCTGGTGGAAGATCGCTTCGATATCTCGCTGGTTAAAACAACGCATGTCGTTCGGAACGATCTTCAGCCCCAGCACAGACAGGATCTGGCAGAACTGCTCGAACTTCTCCGGCTTCATGCGGCTGATGGTTGCCTCGTCGCAACCCACTGCAAGTGCGACAGGGGCGTTGCCGATCGATGCAAGGCTCTGCATGAGAACGGAGTAGTTCTTGCGGGCCCTTACGGTCTGCTCTTGATTCAATGGGCTCGTCGACATGATCAGGCCGCCTGTTCACCGGAGTCGGGAAAGCGCTCCGGATAGAGGATGTGGATCTCGGTGATCTCACCGTCGAAAACCTTGCTCAGGTTCTCAGCAAGAGCTGCGGAGGAACGCTGAACACCGCGCTCAACGCGGGAAAGGTTGCCGGAATCAACGGCGTCACCGAGCTGGGCGAGACGGGCCGAAACATCGGCGAGCGTCCATTTCTTTGCCAGTCGGGCACGTTTTAAGGGAGTCATGGCGGTACGCCTTGGATGGAAGACGTGTTGATTTTGCGCATTGCGCAAATTAAGTGCAAGTCAAATTTGCGCGTAGCGCTTTGCGTAGAACGCAACACCTACAGAGAATTGCGGAATGGATATAGGTCAGATCATCAGAAAAGAGCGCAAGGCCAAAGGCTGGACGCTCGACGAACTCGCACACCAGGTCGAAACGGACGCTGGCAACCTTTCACGACTCGAGCGCGGCAAGCAATTCGCCAGTAAAGAGCTGCTGGGGCGAATCATGAAGGTTCTAGGAATTGAACTGTCCCAGGCAAAAGACCCAGGGATGTCGAATGTGCAGATGGCCCTGCAACCAAGCCGGGTGCCTAAGGAATATCCGTTGATCAGTTGGGTAATTGCTGGAGAGTGGGCAGAGTCTTCGGACAACTTCCACCCAGGCGATGCAGACACATGGATTGCCTCGACCGAGAACGCCGGCGAAAACGGCTTTTGGCTGGACGTACGCGGCGACTCAATGACCTGCAACGGAAACCCCAGCTTTCCCGAGGGTTCGCGTATTCTGGTGCAGCCAGAGGCTGATGTGATCAGCGGCAAGTATTACGTGGTGAAGCTTGAAAGCGGCGAAAGCACCTTCAAGCAGTACATCGAAGACGCTGGCATGAAGTACTTGCGCCCACTGAATCCGAATTACCGCACCATTCAGATCGAAGGCGACTGCAAGTTCATTGGTCGCGTGATCGATACCAAGATGACCGGCCTTTAATCAGGTACCCGCCATGCCCGCAATCATCACCCGAGACTCTGCGACCGGCGCCGCGTTCGCTTGCGGACTGCTCCTGATAGCCTTCGCCGGCGGGACTTACCTTCTTTTTGAATGGGCGCAGTCCGGGATTATGTTCTGCATCGGCATGGCCGTATGCCTATTCACCTGCGTGGTTTCCGCCCTGCTCGGCGAGAAAGCATCACGTAGCGATGTCGCCACAATGGCTGTTGCCGCGGCCTTCTTCACCTGGCTGATCGTCCACAACCTGTAATCCCCTCCCCATGTAAATCAGCCCGCTACTGAGCGGGCTTTTTTTCGTCCCAATCTTTTTATGATTTTGCGCTTGACGCAAATTAAAGTTTGCGCATAATGCAATCTATGTTTTGCGCAAGACGCAAATTCGAAACCCGGCGAAAGCCAACGCTCTTTAGTTCGACCGATTCACCTTGCCGGATCACCACCGGCCCAGATTCGAAGGCAGCGATGAACCGGCCTCAACGGTTCAGAGGGTTGGCAACTGACCCGGGCGTGCAGCGTAAAGCGCCAAATTCAGTTTTCCGGCGGACAGAGTCGCGGTCGGACAAACAACTTGATTTAGCCAGTGACTGACGCCAGCAGCGTGTCACGGCGGAAAGCATCACTGAAGCCCGTTCACTGAGCGGGCTTTGGGATGACAACCAGGCAGGAGCAAGACGCAATGACTTATTCAGCCACCAAAGAAGCTTTTCAACGCCGCATGGTCAACGCCATCGAGCGCGATGAAATGTATTCGCTTCGCGACTGGACGACCTTTGAGCTTCACGATCTTGAATTTGCAGCCGAGCTTTGGAGCGCGCCAATTGCGCAAGCCGCCATCCTCGAAGAGTTAGAGCGCCGCGATCTGGCGGCTGCATGACGGAAATTTTCACTGATGCACCTGGCGACGGGTGCATTGGGAAAACAACCGGAGGCAGAAAGATGGCCTGCAAGATTTGTGATTCAGGGAACACAGCCTCACTGGGAATGCGCACCCCGCACATTTACTGTCGGTCGTGCGGCGCACATGAATATGAGGGGCAGGTGATCGACAAGAACGCTTGGAACTCATGGATCAACGGCAATACAGAGCGACCAATAGGAGATTCGTATGCTCCGCATAATCTTGATCGGCGCAGCGCTCAGCCATGCGCGGCCAGAACCGCCACCTGATGACGGCCTGCCAACCGATCCACTGCGCTCCCATCGTGAGCGCTGGCGATGTACTGAGGGTCAGCGCTTGTTCTGGCGTGCGCTGCCCCGCACCAAATACTGACTCTCGCTGCATCTGAGCAACACAAAAGCCCCTCCCGTCCAGTTGGGGCTTTTCTTTTCCCGACACAAACCCGAATGCACTCACCCCGCGCCCAACGGCAACCAGCGGAGCGAACGAGTGCATCCGAGTTTTGTTGGATCAACACCCGCCACCACGGAGGCGACCACCATGGAACACGAAGTGATTGTTGAAGGGTTTGTCCTCCAGGTGGAGGTGACCCGTTGCGAGAACATCGCGCCTTGTTTCAATAACTGGAACAGCGATTGGGACTTTTACGGAAGCCGCGAACTGGAGTTCAAGGTTCTGTCGGCCATCACCTATGACGAGAAAGGTGCGCGGCAGAAGGTATTCGAATACGACTCGCTGGCCCAGCAGTACGGCAAACAGATCGAGACGGCGCTGTGGGTAGAGATTGATGCCCTGAAACGCCGGTCACGGTGGGCAGCATGAGCCGCAAGCATGAGATTGCGCTGGGCATGATCGACTCGCGGTTTGCCCTACTGCGCAACGGTGACTCGTCGGCGCAGCTGCACGCTGAAACAAGCATGGCCATCGAAATGGCCCACGCACTGGGTGCGATCGACATCAGTGAGCATCACCACTATGTGGCCCGTCTGGATCGCATCTACCAGGCGCAGGCCGAGGCCTTTCTCACCGACATCCGGAGGTCAGCGCCGTGACCATCACCGCCAAGAACTGCAAGGAACTCGCAAAAGCCCTGAATCTTCGGGGCTTTTTTTGGGTTACCGATTTGCCGCCTTTCACCCGCATAGAGATCCGGCGCGGTGAAATAGTGGTGCGTATGCCATGACCACCACCCAGCGCTCCCGGCGCCGCGCAATCCGCATCACCTCAGCCGTCGTCGGCCTGACGTTCCTAGCCATTGTCCTGCTGGCGCCCGTGCTCGGCGGACTGATCACTCAATAGGTAATTACTAATGAAAGCCCAAGACATGTTCATTCGCCTGGTCGATCCCACTGGAAAGCACGGAGCGATCATCAACGCCCATCGGGTTTGGGATCGTGAGCGCTTCTATGAAGCCCAGGTAAAACAGTACGAAGACCCAAAGAAAAAGATCGAAGACCGCCGCTTGGTCTCGGTTGCAACTGAAGCCGAATACGTCGATTCGAGGAAGGTGAATAAATGAACCAGCCAACTACCTTGGCGTCGGTGGCGCACGAACAAAGCCTTCACATCCTCCCGCACGCATCTACCAGCACCAGTGCGTTGGTATTGGATGGCGACAGCCTCGACAAGATGATGCGTCTGGCTGAAATCATGGCCACCGGCCGCGCAACGCTACCGAAGCATTTCAACGGTAATCCGGCGGACTGCCTTGCCGTGGTTATGCAATCGATGCAATGGGAAATGAACCCCTTCGCAGTAGCGCAGAAAACGCACCTTGTGAATGGCGTGCTCGGCTATGAAGCCCAGCTCGTTAACGCAGTTATCACCAACCGCGCACCTACCCTGGATCGCTTGCACTACGACTGGTATGGAGACTGGGACAAGGTCATCGGCAAATTCGAGATCCGCAAAGGTGAAAAGGGCGAGTACCGCGTCCCCGGCTGGAAGATGGCTGATGAGGAGGGCCTCGGCGTCAGGGTCTGGGCCACCTTCCGTGGCGAAGAAGAGCCGCGAGTACTTGAGCTGTTGCTTGCCCAGGCCCGAACCCGCAACAGCACGTTGTGGGCTGATGACCCCCGCCAGCAACTGGCTTATCTGGCCACCAAGCGCTGGTCCCGCCTGTTCTGTCCTGACGTGATCATGGGGGTGTACAGCCCAGACGAACTGGAAGAAACGTCCCAACCGATGCGCAACCTGACTCCAACCCGCAACGCGGACGAGCCGAAAGTGTTGCCGCCGTACCCGGATAGCAAGCTTGAAGAAAACGCGGACAAGTGGCGCGGAATGATTGCGGCCGGCCGCACCAGTCCCGAGCACCTGCTGGCGAACCTGTCCAGTAAATACGCCGTTACCCCTGAGCAGGAAGAGCGCGTTCGCGCCTTGGCTCCAATCGAAGGAGAAGCCACCAATGCAAGTTCATAACGTTCAGCAGGGTTCGCCTGAGTGGCATGCCCTTCGCGCCAACTACTTCACAGCTTCCGAAGCGCCGGCAATGATGGGCGAATCGAAGTATCAAACCCGCACCGACCTGCTGACGGTAAAAAAAACCGGGATCATCGACGAGGTTGGGCCGGCTCAGCAGGCCATCTTCGACCGTGGTCACGCCACTGAAGAACAGGCCCGGCCCATCGTCGAGGAACTGATCGGCGAAGAGCTTTACCCAATCGTCGGCACCAGTGGGAACCTGCTGGCTTCAATGGATGGCGCCACGATGCTGGGCGACATTTTGTTTGAGCACAAGCTGTGGAATCAGGCGCTTGTGGCGCAGATCCGAGCAAATGCGTTGGACCCGCACTACTACTGGCAGCTTGAGCAGCAACTGCTGGTGAGCGGCGCCGAGAAAGTATTCTTCGTCTGCTCCGATGGTACCAAGCAAAATTTCGTGCACCTGGAATACCGGCCTGTGCCTGGGCGTGCCGAGCTGCTGATTGAAGGCTGGAAACAATTCGAAGAAGAATTGGGCAGCTTCGTTCCGCAGGAAAAGATGGTCGAGGCCATCGGTGCCGCGCCCGATCAGCTCCCTGCCCTGCGCATCGATGTCACCGGCATGGTTACCGCCAGCAACCTTGATGCCTTCAAGGCTCACGCTCTCACTGTAATCGGCAACATCAATACCGACCTGAAAGACGACAAGGACTTCGCGGACGCCGACGCAACCGTGAAATGGTGCGGGGAAGTTGAGGACAAGCTCAAGGCGGCCAAAGAGCACGCACTGAGCCAGACCGAAAGCATCGACATCCTGTTCAAGGCCATCGATGACATTGCCGCCGAGACTCGCCGCAAGCGCCTGGAACTGGAAAAACTGGTCAAGGCACGCAAGGAGAACATTCGCACCGAAATCGTCATGGATGCGGCCAAGGCCTTGCAGACCCATATCGACCAGATCGACGCAACGTTGGGCGGACGCATTCGGATGCCGAAAGTGCCGGCGAACTTTGCCGAAGCCATCAAGGGTAAGAAGTCGGTGTCCAGCCTTAAGGAGGCAGCCGACGCCGAACTGGCCCGGGCGAAGATCGAAGCCAGTCGTATTGCCGATGGTATCCGGATCAACCAGGCCAGCATGAACGAGCTGGCGGTCGACCATAAATTCCTGTTCCACGACTTCCAGGAGCTTGCGCTCAAGGCCAACGATGACCTGGTCGCGCTGATCAAGGTGCGCATCAACGAGCATGAAGTCGAACAGGCCAAATTGCGCGAACACCAGCAGCAGCTGGAAGAGCAGAAAGCACAGGCCGCTGTAGCTCTGACTCAAGCGGAGCAGCCTGCGGAAAGCAAACCTGTCGAGGTGGTAGCGCCTGTCACCAGCACGCAGATCAAGGCAGTCGAAACGCCAGCGCCTGTTGCTGACGATGGCCAGCGCTTCAAGCTGGGTGACCTGAGCGACCGCCTTGGATTTACGGTGTCGGCTGACTTCCTGCGCTCGCTGGGCTTCGAGGTTGTGGCCAAGGAGCGCGGTGCATCGCTTTACAGAGAAGTCGATTTCCCGCGCATCTGCGCTGCCCTGATCAACCATATTCAGGACGTGCAGAACACCCGGGCAGCGGCCTGACATGGCTGCTCACTCAGTCCTCGACATCTACGACAGTATCGAGGAATTCATGGCCATTCTCGTCGCCGCTGAGCTCCATGCCAGCGGCGGCTGGGAACTGGAATTCGTCGAAAGCATGCGCGCCAACTTCAAACGCTTCGGCGCCCACACCAACCTGAGCCCAGCTCAACAATCGAAGCTTGAGCGTATCGCCAAGCACTGAGGGATCCCGATGAAGCCCGAACACAAAGCAATCATTGAGCGCGCCAAGCTGGCGGACGTTCCCGCATCCTACATCGCGCACGAACTTCTGGTGCACGACCTGGTTGAGTCCGGCCTGTTCGAACTGAAGAACCTGCACTCGCCATACGGCAAGCTGAACGAAGGCCAGCAGCAGGAAGTTATCGACCGGCTTACCGAAGCGGCGACCGCAGCGGCGCACAACGCCATTGCGATCATCAGTTCTCGCAACGTTTCGACCATCGAAGTCACGATGAAAGAGGTCAAGTTCAACTCCAAGCAGCTGACCCTGACGTCCATCGTCGACGCGAAGGACCCAAACCGGCACGACCTGATCGACAGCGCCGGCCGGCTCTGCCTGTTGGTGATGGCGCCCGATGACTACGCCGAGGGCCTGGACTTCATCCAGCCAGACCGCGATCAGCCTGATCTGCCGCTGCATGTCAGAGAAATGACCGGCAGCCTCTTCGACGGCAAGGCGACCGGGCCTGATGAACCGGATGGATTCGAACACGCCACCGGGGAAATTGAAGATGGCCTGTACAGCCAGGCCGTAGCGTTTGTTCTGGAGAGTCGCCGCGCAACAATTTCGGCAGTCCAGCGAAAGCTGAAAATCGGTTACAACCGTGCCGCAGAGCTAATGAACAAGATGGAGAGCTTGGGCGTTGTCAGCCCAATGGATCATACCGGCGCCCGCGAGGTGCTGCTGAACCCTCGCGGTGAAGAGAAAATCAGCCTTGCCGATGCCGACGACCAAGTCGGTAGCAAAGACCCGCTCTACGCCGAGGCTGCCGAGCAGCTGATTGCCTACGGCCGGCTGGGTGCAGCGGCGATTGCCGGGGCACTGAGTATCAGCAACGATCGGGCATCTCAGATGCTCAACGCAATGGTCGAGTCTGGCGCTGCCGTAGCGGTTGATGGTGGCAACGTCTTCGAAATCAAAGGTGGTGCAGAGGTAGAGGGCAACGCAGAGGATGAAAACTTCGGCCTTGTCGATATGGAAACCAAAGAGTTCGGCGACTTCAGCTACGACGATGCCAAGCAGCTGATCGTTTTGAAAGCCGGGACCAAAGCCTTCAAGGCCCACTGGGTACAAAGCCGACTGGCAATCGACAGCGACAAAGTGGCATCCCTGCTGCTGCGCCTGCTCGACGACAAGGTTGTCGAGGTGGAAGCCGAGGGCGATTCAGCGCTCGAGCACAGCTACAAGGTGATCGCCACGCTGGAAGACGTCGTTTAACCCATCCCCTTGATTCACCACAGGCGCCTACGGGCGCCTTCTTTTCGCCTGGAGAAAAGCCCCATGAACCTGCTTACACCTTACGACACCGAAACCACCGGCCTTCCGCTGTTCAAAGAGCCGAGCGACGACCCGCGCCAGCCGCACCTGGTGGACATCTGCATTCTGGCCTACGACGCCAACGGCGCGCTGGTCGATTCCTTCGAAGCCATGGTCCGCCCTGATGGCTGGGTTATCCCCAACGAAGTCGCAGTGATCCACGGCATCACCACCGAGATGGCCATGGACATGGGCATCCCCGAGGCCGAAGCGCTGGACGGCTTCATGGCCATTCATGAGCGCGCCGGCCTACGCATCGCCCACAACATCCAGTTCGACGACAGGATCATGCGCATCGCGCTATCTCGCTATCGCGGCAAAGACGCGGCGGACGCATTCAAAACCACGCCAGGCTACTGCACCTGCCAGAGCAGCAAGAACCTCGTGAAGTGCCCCCCAACCGAAAAAATGATCGCCGCCGGCTTCGGCCGCCCTGGCCAATACAAGGTTCCGACGGTTGCTGAAGCCTTGCTGCACTTCACCGGTGAAGAACTGGTCGGCGGCCACCGCGCCCGTCCCGACACCGAGGCCTGCGCCCGCATTTACTTCGCCATGAACCCGCCTGCTCAGGTTGCTTGACCGACCAGCAACACCCAAACGCCGGCGCTTGCCGGCGTTTCTCTTTTTCAAGGACACCGCCGCATGACGCTCAAGCGAATTCTCAAACATTTCCATATGTGCTGCGGCCTCGGCGGCGGCGCCAAGGGTTTCAATCGGGCCAAGCCTATCGTCGGGCACATACAAGCCGAGTGGCAGTGCATCGGTGGCGTGGACGTAGATCCGGCAGGCCTACGCGACTTCGAGCGTCTTTCTGGTGTGCCTGGCACGCTGATGGATCTGTTCACCCGTGACCAGTACACGCGCTTCCACGGTAAAGAGCCGCCAGCCGGCTGGACTGAGGCGAGCGCCGATGACCTACGCCGCGCAGCGAGCAACGAACGTCCGGACGCCGTGTTTATTTCCAGCCCCTGCAAGGGCGCTTCGGGCTTGCTGTCGGAAACAATGAGCCTGACGCCGAAGTACCAAGCCCTGAACGAGCTGACGTTGCGATGCATCTGGCTGATGTGTGAGGCGTGGAAGGACGACCCGGTGTCGTTGATCGTCTTCGAGAACGTGCCGCGCCTCGCCACTCGCGGCCGGCACCTGCTGGACCAGATAAACAAATTGCTGAACCACTACGGGTATGCGGTCGCTGAAACCACCCACGACTGCGGCGTCATTGGCGGTCTGGCCCAGAGCCGCAAGCGCTTCTTGCTGGTGGCCCGCCATATCGAAAAGGTGCCGCCGTTCCTGTACGAACCGGAAAAGAAGACGCTCAAGTCTGTAGGCTCGATCCTCGGTCGCATGCCGCTGGCCGGCGATGTCGAAGCCGCTGGCCCTATGCACCGGGTGCCGGCGTTGCAATGGAAAACGTGGGTTCGCCTCGCCCTGGTCACGGCCGGCAAAGACTGGCGCAGCCTGAATGACTTAGCGATCGAGGACGGCTACCTGCGTGACCTCATCATTGTGCCCGAGGCTTACGGCGGGTATTTGGGCGTGAACAATTGGGACGACTCAATGGGCGTTGTCGCCGGCCGGAGCCGTCCCACAAATGGCGCATTCTCGGTGGCAGACCCACGCAGCAAAGCTGGTGCCCTGCAATACCAGCAGTACGGTGTGCGCAAGTTGGATGAAACCAGCGGCGCCGTGATCGGCGTCAAGTCGCCCGGGCAAGGGACCTTCAGCGTTGCCGATCCCCGACCAACCGGCATCCGCCACAACAACGTGTACCGGGTCTGCAAGATGGACGGCCCGGCCGGAACCGTAACCGGCGGCCAATCACCGAGCGCCGGCGGCCAGTGCATCGCCGACCCGCGCCGAGCTGGTGAAGGTTTCGGAAAATATCTGGTTTCACCGTGGGACCAGTCAACTGGAACGGTCATCGCCGGCAGTACAACGGGCCAGGGCGCTTTCGCTGTTCAAGATCCTCGCCCGGGTATGAAGCGCACCAAGGGCGATGCCTACCTGTCTGGCGGTCACTACGGTGTCGTTGGTTGGAATGACCGGTGCGGCGCCGTTTCAGCGAGCGCACGGCAGGACAACGGTCGTTGGTCGGTTGCAGATCCTCGCATGCCGGAGGCCAACGAGCGGCTGAACTGCGTGATTGAAAGCCTCGACGGCACTTGGCACCGCCCTTTCACCACGCTGGAGCTGGCCGCACTGCAAAGCCTGGTCGAACCGGAAGAACAGTTCGAGCTGGACGGCCTGAGCGATCAGGCTTGGCGCGAGCGAATCGGCAACGCGGTACCGCCAGCAGCCGCTGAAGCAATCGCCCATGTGATGGGCACCACCCTATTGCTGGCCGCCGCCGGCGAAACCTTCATGCTCAACAGCATGCCTATCTGGGTTCGCCCGGTGGCTGTCGGTCTGAGCGTATCTCAGCAGGTAACCACATGAACTCACTCGCAAACGAGGCGCTTGCCCCCGCCCTCGGCAAAGCCCTGTCCGCTCCTACGGCGAAAGCCAAGCAAACACAGGCCCCAGCGGAGGATAAAGCCGCATTCGGGCCTGTTCCGCTCCCACAGCTCAACATCACCGGACCGATCAACCGAGTCATGGAACTGGAGGGCAAGCGGTACGCCCTCGAGTTCGTCAGGGCGCTGGGATCGTCCATTCGGCGCGAGCCGATCCGAACCAAGGCAATTGCCGATCTGATCAGGTACGCCGCACAACAACCGGCCAGCGTGGCCAGCGGCGTGAAAATCGTCATTGATGTGTTGAAGGGGGCGGCATGAACAGGCCTGCGTACGGAACACCTGAATACGAAGAACAGTGCCGCATCAACCGCAACTGTTACAACGTCACCAACTGGGGCAAAGAGCGTCTGGCTCAGATCATCCGCTTGGAAGATCCAAGTGCACGGTCAAGTGCATTCCAAGACATGACTAACTATCTGACGAACCTGCACTTGATGATTCGGGCGGTAAGCGCCGGCGGTCATGTCCACTTCTGCGGTCACTGCGGAAAACCTGAGCAGGCCCAATACCAAGAGCCAGTCGCGGCCAAGCTCAAGGCCAATGGCCTTTGCCACCGTTGCGACTTCTGGCACGACAAGCGAACCGCCTACAACGCGCAGGAGCGCAAGGGCCGCATGCTGGTAATGAACGGCTGGGTCTACGGCGATAGCGGCGATCAACCCAACGGCAACAAAAGCTGGCTCGGGTTCGGTGGCTCCCGCTGGTACCTGTATCAGATCACCACCGGTAAGTTGTGGACGACGAACAACCTGTTCAGCGCCGGCGATATCCCTGCCGACTTCTTGCCAGGCATGCCTGACAACGCGGTGGCACTCACCAAAGAGCAGTTCGAACTGGCACAGGCGGGGAGTTCATGATCATCGCCTCCCTGTTCATGCTTCAGCACATCTACCGGGGGCCGTGGCGATGACCGGACTTCGACGCACCCTGCATGGGCTAAAAAGCAAAGGCACCTTGGCAAAGTGGCGGGTCGAACAAGGCCAGCGGCTCGTCCGCATCTGGTCAGATGAATGGCAATGCTACTGGCGCGCGAACGGCTGCGGATATACCACCGACGTGTCAGAGGCTGGGATTTACACCTTCGATGAGGCGGTGAAGTTCTCCGGCCATTGCAGCCACGAAAAAGGGATTGCCTATTACTTCCTACCGGAGCCGACACCATGACCAGCACCGGAAAGCTCAACGCCGGCGTGCTGGAGTTCCAAGCGCGCTGTGACAAGTGCCACAAGCCCCGCCACGTCGGCAACCACGATAAGTGCAGCAAAGCCCGACAGCGCGAGCATGCAGCACGGGAGAACGACCGTGACCAACCAACTACTTGAATACAGCCTGTGCCTGCTGGCACTGGCCCAACTCTTTTGCTGAGGGCTTTGTGATGAGCAACCAATTCAAGCGCGAAGAGCGCTATATCGTGGTCAAGTTGAAACACCTGGCCGCACAGCAACGGGCGCCACTGGTGAACTTCCTGCTGACCAATGGCATTCCGAAAGTTGACTGTGTGGTGGTCGAGGATGACTGGCCTGAATATGAGCCGACATGGACGGCCATCGAACGGCGCATGACCGGGCAGCCGGCAGTGACCGCATCTGAGGAACTGGACGCTGTGCAGCATTGGCGCGGCAAACACGCCCAGGCGCTCCGCGAGCGTGACGCCTTGCAGCAACTACTGAACGAACGCGATGAGCAGCTCGATTCCGATTCGGCCGCTGCGGCTTTGCGAACCCTGATCGGCATGGGTTATTCGTACAACAGCGGCCAGCTTTGGAAGCCTCCGCTTGGAAAATCCCCTGATTTCAACCTGATCGACAGCCTACGAGCGCGTATCGCTGAACTTGAACGTTACAAGATGTCGATCTGGCCATCGGAAGAAACCCTGATTGCGGCGGGACTCGGCTATCCGATAGGCAAAGAGCAGGCGATGAAGATCTACAAAGCAGCACTGAGATCACGAACAGATGCGCCTGAAAACGCCGACTGTGAATGGTGCTATGGCGTGGGTCATGACTATTACGGTGAACCATGCTGTGGATGCTGCAAACCAGATCCGGAAGCACTCGCGAGGCTCATCGTAGAAAATGCTCCTCGCACATCATTTGTTCTACCGGCCGATCAGCCATCCGGCAAATTCTATAAATCGGAAAAACTTCGCCGGGGCTTCCGGGACGGCTGGAGCGCTTGCCTCCACGCCGTTAAAGCTCTGAATGAAAAATCTTCGACTGAGGTGAACCAATGAACATCGAACACCAGGACCTGCCAGAAGAGCCAGTCGAGTTCATCCGCCTGCCAGAGGTCAAGAAGTTGGTAGGTCTGGGCACCACCAAGATCTACACCATGGCCGCCGAAGGCCTGTTCCCGAAACAGGTGCCACTGGGCGGCCGCTCCGTTGGCTGGATCAAGTCCGAGGTTCTGCAATGGAACCACGCCCAGATTGCCGCCGCACGGGGAGAACAGGGTCAGACTTCAGCCTCAAGCGCGTCCAAGTAATCGGCCCAAGCCTGCATCATTCCCCGCCGTTGCTCGACGTACTCCGCGTGGTTGTAGGTCTTTCTGACCTTGCTTGAACTCGCATGCGAAAGCTGCGCCTCGATCCAATCCTCGTTGTAACCCATCTCGTTCAAGGCCGTTGAAATCGTGGCACGAATACCGTGCCCGGTCAGCTGGTCGTCATATCCCATGCGCCGCAATGCATTGTTGACCGTGTTGTCGCTGATAGGCTTGGTCGGCTCGTTCCGCCCGGCGATCAGCAGCTTGTAGCGGCCGGTCAACTTATGCACTTTGCGCACCTCTTCAACCGCCTGCCGCGACAGTGGCACCAGATACGGCGGAACTTCATCCCCTCCCTTGCTACGAATCACCTTCCGCAATTGCTTCACTGTGTCCGGCGGGATCGTCCACAGCGCGTTATCCAGGTCGAACTGGCTGATGGGTGCATGCCGCAGCTCGCCCGTGCGCACACCAGTCAGAAACAGAATCCTGATCGCACTTTTCACATACCCTGCCGTGCCATCGAAAACCTGCAGGTCGTGCAGGAACTTCTTTAACTGGTGCTGACGGAGCATTGGGTTGTGCTTCACGGGCGGCTCTTTGGCGGCGACGATATCGAGGTCTGACGCCGGGTTCATTTCCAGATACCCCGAGGCGATGCCGAACCTGAATATCTCGTTCAGCCAGGCGCGACACTTGCGCGCCGAGTTTAGCGATCCTCGATCCTCAATCCGGCGAAGCGCAGTCAGCACGTCACCACGCCTGACGTCGGCTATAGGGATCTTGCCCAGCACCGTGATCAGATCCTTGTCCAGGTAGAAGCGCGACTGATAAGCGGCGCCCTTCTTCGAATCGGCCACGCGCGGAGCCTTGAACTTATGCCATTCGTTGGCGACTACCTCAAACGTCTTGATGGCGTTGCCGGCGGCAACACGCTTTTCCTCGCGGCGTTTTGATCGGGGATCGATGCCCTTGGCTACAAGCGCACGGTGCTGATCCCGCAGCTCGCGGGCCTCTTTCAAAGTGATTTCGGGATAAGTGCCCAGCGACATGCGCGGCTGCTTGCCGTGCCAGGAGAACCTGAAGTGCCAGGACTTGGTGCCATTGCTGGCAACAAAGAGGGATAGGCCGCTGCCATCCGTGAGGGTGAAGTCTTTGTCGGCCGGCTTGGCCTGTCGAACAGCGGTATCAGTGAGGGGCATTAGTACATCACCAAGTCACTCAAATGGGAGAGTGCTGGATAATGTACTAAAAATGCGCGGCACGCAGCGAAAGAATGCGAAAGACAACGAAAGAAAAAAGGCCGCGATCAGCGGCCTGCTTTGGGATGGCGTGAAACTCGCTGAACACCAGCGAAAGTAGATGTGGTGCCCGAGACAGGAATCGAACCTGCGACCTTCGCGTTACGAGTGCGCTGCTCTACCGGCTGAGCTACACGGGCGATGGGCTAAACCTAGCATCGGTTTTCACAAAAGCAAAGATCGCAGCCGACCTCTTGCAGGAGCTGCCGCAGGCTGCGATCTTTTGATCTTTATGCCAGACAAAAAAATGCCCCGCCGTTTTCACGGCGGGGCATTTTTATTGCGCTAAAGCTGAGGGGTGATTAAACGCCCGATGCCTTGGCTGCTGCCACGTCTTTGATGGACAGCTTGATACGGCCGCGGTTGTCCACGTCCAGTACCAGCACTTCCACTTCCTG